CAATGGATTTTACAGCAAACCCTGGTCGTAATGTAAAGATTAATGTAAAGGATAGAGTGAGTGGAAAACTATTAGGACAAATTTCATTAGCATCCGATGTAACCGCTATGGGAGTTAGAGATAACTTTATTGGTTGGACTAAGGATAATAAGTTTGTTGATGGTAAGTTAAATAACACTACTATTGCTTCTACTATTGTATGTACTCAACCATTGGGTTATAACTTCTTAGGTGGTAAGTTAATCGCTATGATGACAACTACACCGGAGGTTAGGGCATATTGGAATTCAAAATATAAAAATGTTTTGATTGCAGTAGGTACAACATCACTTTACGGAATTCATTCTCAATATAATGGTATTCCTTTATTTAAAACATTAGGTGAATCGGCTGGTAAGATTAGTTTAAAGCCGGATGATAAATTCTATGACCCTTGGCATCAATGGATTAAGGAAAATAGAGCACAATGGTATAAGGATAATATTTCAGATGAGAGAGCTCGTAATGGTGCTAATATGGGATATGAAGCTAATGGACCTGTTAGTGGTATAAAACAAAAGATATTAGGCCAAATCTTTAAAGAATGTGGTATTAAGGCAACTCAATATCATCACGGATTTAAGAGAGGTGTTTATATGGCTATGATGTATGAGAACGGATGTGAGTATCTTAGAAATGAAATCACCGAAGATAAATTAATCCTTAAAGATAAATTTAAGCAAGGTACGGAATACATCAACAAATGGTGGAAGAAACACGCAATCAGTAGATACACAAAACTACATGATGAAGGAAGAATTAAACCCGAACACTTATTCTACATAGATGCTATTGGAATTAGTTGGGAAGAAATGAAAGCAAAATACCTATCAGAAGTAGGGAGATAAAAATAAAACAAAAATTATGGCAAAGGCTAAAAAAACAAAAAAAGAAGAAGTAGTTGAACCAATTGGTGAATTAAAAATGGCACCATCTGAAAAATTAGAACAATGCGAATGGGTATTTCAATTTGATAATGATGAACCCCAAATTTTTGCATGGACAAGTGAAGATATGACAAATGAAGAACCAACAGTAACATTTACAATATCCAATACTAAAGATGCATACATATCTTTTACAAATAAAGAAACTTTAAAGAAATTTAAATTATATGCTAGAGAATTAACTGATGCTGGTAAAAAATTAAGAGAATTTCAAACACAACAATCTGAATTAGTAAAAACAAATATAGAAAATGAAAGTACGAATAAAGAAGATTAATCCATTAGCACAAATTCCAACCTACGCTAAGGATGGTGATGCTGGTATGGATTTAGTAGCAACTAGAATTATATCCAATACTACATTTGATGTTAGTTATGGTACTGATTTAGCAATGGAAATTCCTAACGGATTTGTAGGATTGGTATTTCCTCGTTCATCAATTAGAAAATATGAATTAGCATTATCAAATTCAGTTGGTGTAATTGATAGTGGATATAGAGGTGAACTACAAGCTACATTTAAGAAAACCAACGGATTAGATTCACTTGCATATAAAGTAGGTGATAGAATTGCACAAATTATGATTATACCATATCCTCCAATTGAGTTTGATGAAGTGGCTGAGTTATCGGATACTGAAAGAGGTGAAGGTGGATTTGGTTCAACTGGAAAATAAAAAATAAAATATGTTTATAGAACAAACGGAAGAAAAGGTAAATAATAATTTATGGGTAGAAAAGTATCGCCCAACAAAGCTTGTTGATTATGTAGGAAACGAACATCTAAAATCAAAAGTAGAAGGTTATTTAGAAACAGGCGAAATTCCACATTTACTTTTGTACGGAAAAGCCGGTACTGGTAAAACTACATTAGCAAAGTTAATTGTAAAATCAATTGAATGTGATTATATGATTATTAACGCATCTTCGGAGAATAATGTAGATACGGTAAGAAATAAGGTAACCAACTTCGCATCTTCAATGGGATTCAAACCATTTAAGATTATTATATTGGATGAGTTTGATTATATGACTCACAACGCACAAGCTATCTTAAGAAACTTAATGGAAACATTTTCAGCACATTGCCGTTTCATATTAACTTGTAACTATGTTGAGAAAGTAATTGACCCGATTCAAAGTAGATGTCAATCATTTCAAATTGTACCTCCAACTAAAAAAGACGTTGCTATGCAAATTAGTAAAATCTTAAATAATGAGGAGATTGAATTTGAAGTTAAGGATTTAGTTCCAATTATTGACGCAGCGTATCCTGATATTCGTAAGGTGATTAATACTTGCCAATTGAATTCAATCAAAGGTAAGTTGAAAGTGGATGTACAAAATCTATTAGAGAATGATTATAGAAATAAAATTATTGATATCCTATCTTCAAAAGATGATAAGAGAAATAAATATATGAAAGTAAGACAAGCTCTTATTGATTCTAAAGTTACGGATTTTACTGATTTATATACAATGTTATATGATAAGGTAGATGAGTATGCAGGAGAAAATACGGCAAATGTAATCTTACTATTAGGCGATGGGGTAAACAAATCAGCAGTAGCAATTGATAAAGAAATTCCAGCAGCAGCTACATTAATTCAAATTTTAAATATTATATAATGGCAAACATTTTAGGAGCAGGTGGACAACCAATAGGAGGACAAGAAGAAAAACCAATACCTTTAGAAAAAACTGAAGCAATCGGATGTAAGAAATGTGGTGGTGAGATTTTCGTACAAGGGTTTGGATTTCGTAAGATTTCAAAGTTATTAACTGGTAAACCAAAAGATGAAGTATTACCGGTGGAAATTTTTCTATGCGGAGACTGTGGTGATGTATTAAACGAATTATTACCTCCGGGTTTAAAAGTAGAAGAAGAAGCATAATATGGCTAAAACATTATTTGACCATCTAAACGCAATTTGTGATAAGAAGGACCCAAAGTATTGGGACACACTTGATGAGAGTGATAAAAAGACATGGAGTAACTATATGATACTCCGTTTTCTTTCTATGAAACCTGAGTGGATAGAACTAATTGCAGATATACAACCTTACATTCAGGAGGCACCGCCTAAAGCGATGTACTTATGTTTGATAGGATTGATTCCAAAGACAAGAGCATTCTTAAAGTATATGAAACCTGCTTCATCTGAAAAGTATGAAGATTGGATTGTAAAATTAGTTGCACAATTCTATGAGGTATCAGAAACCGAATCAGAAGAATATCTTAAAATCCTTTATGAAACTACAAGCGGTAAAATGCACATAAAGGAAATCGCAGAGAATTATGGTACTGACCCAAAGCAAATTACTAAATTAAAACTTAAAGTTTAATTTGGTTTATTGGGATAATTTTCGTATCTTTACATAAATAAACATAATGGCAAAAGTATCATTTTCGCAATACTCTATGTGGAGTAGTTGCCCGCATCAATATAAGTTAAATTACATAGATAAGTTAGGTGAGAGTTCATCTAATATCCATACGATATTTGGAACTGCTATGCACGAAACAATCCAACATTACTTATCGGTTATGTATGGTGTTTCTAAAAAGCAAGCAGATGAAATCAATAAAGATAAGCTCTTATTGGAAACTATGAGAAAGGCTTATAAAAGTGAAGCTGATAAAATGAGCGAAGGAACTCCTTGTACTCAAATTCAATTAGAAGAATTTTATGGGGATGGTAGAAGAATCTTAGCTTGGTTAGATAAGCATATGCATAAATTCTACTCAAAAAGTGGATTTGAATTAGTGGGTATTGAGATTCCATTAAACGCAACTATTAAAGAGGGCGTACACTTTATTGGATTCATAGATATCGTATTAAGAGATATGGCAGCTAACGAAATTATCATTATAGATTTAAAGACATCTACTATGGGATGGAATCAGTATCAAAAAGCTGATAAGATGAAAAACTCTCAAATTCTACTATATAAAAAATACTACTCAGAATTATTTAATATTCCTTTAAACAAAATTAAAGTAGAGTATCAAATACTTCGTAGGAAACTACCCGAAGATTCGGCATTTCCAATTCCACACGTATCAAAACATATTCCAGCACATGGAGCACCATCGGTTACAAAAGTATATGATGAGTTTATGGCATTTATTCACACTGTATTTGATGATGAAGGTAAATTTAGAGATATAGAATTCCCTAAAGTACCTGGTCCGGCTAAAAAGAATTGTAAGTTTTGTGAGTTTGGGAATAGGGGAATATGTGATAAAAAGGCTACAAAATAAATTTTATGTTTTTTTTATTTCATTATACTTATATATATAAATATATTACAATGAACGAAGAAAACACAAAACTGACAACGGTAAAAATACTAAAAGACGTATATTCAAGTTTCAAAAAAGTTTCTTTTACATCCGATGTTACACTTCAAAAGCTGGTAAATAGAACAGTTGAAAGATATGTTACGGATATAGAATTTAGAGAAGAAATGAACGAATACTTGAAACTACAAATATCAGGTTCACAATTTTAAGAAACAAAATAAGTTATGGCAAAAAAGAAAATCCTTTTACTTTCGGATGATTTAAGAATGGCAAG